GCGCGTCAGCGTCCGGGTACTACCAGGTGATAAAAACCACGTGGGAAGCCTACGGGGGCTTGAAGTACGCCCCCGAAGCGTGGGAGGCATCAAAGCGCGATCAGGGAATCGTCGCGTCGCGTATCTGGACCCAAGGTGGGCCCTCGCAATGGGTGTGCAAGGGCTAGTTACCTCGCACGCCCTATACTTGGCCCATGCGTGGAGAACGGCGAATCGAGCGAAACGGCTACGTGATGGACTACGTGGGCAGCGGTCGATATCAGTACCAGCACCGGCTCGTCATGGAAGCTCACTTGGGCCGGCCGCTGGACCGTCGGGAGATCGTCCACCACGTCAACGGCGACAAACACGACAACCGGGTCGAGAACCTCGAGATCATGTCGCAGTCCGAGCACCGTGCGCTCCATGGCGGCGCGAAGGGCCCGCGACCGCACCTGTGGAAGCGGCGCTGTGCATGGTGCGGAAAGCCGATGAGAGGAAAAGGCGAGCGCGTGAAGTGCTGCTCACAGTCGTGCGGCCAGAAGCTCCGTTACGCCGCCTAGTACCCTCCCAAGGGAGTCTTCTCTCCCTCATATGCGTTAGCCCCCTGGCGAAAGCTGGGGGGCTTTCGTCGTTCTGGTCGGTATACAAACCGACGAACAGTCGTCTAACCCCTAGACATCCTGTCGGACGGACGTTAGGTTCGTCGGTCGGATGGAAGACGTCCAAGCTTGGGAGATTCTCCTCGTCGCGATCGGGGAGGCGCTGGCGCTGAGCGTGTCTGACGCTACTCGCCGGCGGCTTCTGCGCTGCCGGGGTCTTGTCTGCCTATGGGGAGGGCAGCCACGGCTGCGTGCAGTTCCGCGAGCTGGTCTCCGATCTCGGCCAGATTTGCCTCAATCTGTCCCAGGCGAGCGTCGACGGACAAGTTCGACGCTGGCGTTCTGAAGGCGCCCATCAGGTCCGCGCTCTGCACCGGCGGCCCCTTGTACAGCTCGTCGTAGTCGACGGAGAAGAACTCGGCTAGCTTCCGGGCGTTCGCTGGTGCGATGCCACCCTCGGCTGCCCATGCGCCGACCGCGCGAGTTGATACGCCGCAGTAGGCGGCTACTTCATCCCATGTGATCTCGGGGTTCTGGTCCTTGAGTTCCCGGATGCGTTCGGCCCGCGCCTGGTCCTTTGCCATCCGGATCAGCACGCTACGTCGGTGGGCTTGGCTTGTCGATGATGCGTTCACGAAGTTCCTTCTTCCTGATGCGTTGACTTCCGTCTTACTTCCGATTATAGTTCCGGAAGTGATGCAGAAGCAAGCGGAAGATGCGGACAAGCTGGTGAGCCTCTCGGTGCGCGTGCCGGCCGAGACCGCTGAGCGGTTGAAGGAGCGCGCTGACGCGCACTACCGGCCGGTCGCTACGCACATCCGCTGGCTCATCGACAAGCACTTGAAGGAGGCGGCATGAAGACCATCCTGCTCGACCGGATCATCGTCGATCCGAGCGTCGATGTCAGAGCGAAGCTCAACCCCAAGACCGTCGAGCAGTACATGGACCGCCTCGACGAACTTCCCCCGGTGGTGCTGTTCGGCACGTTGCTCGCCGATGGGTTCCATCGCGTAGCTGCCGCAAGGAAACTCGGCCGTGACTCGATCAAGGCTGAGGTGAAGCGAGGTGGCCGCGATGAGGCGATGGTCTATGCGGCATCCGCGAACACGACGCATGGGGTGCCGTTGACGCAGAAGGAGCGACGCGCGGCAGCGGAGCGGCTTCTCAAGATGACGAAGAAGCCTCAGCGGCAGATCGCTCGTGATCTCGGGATGGCATCCGCGACGGTGACGGAAATCGCCGAGGGCCTTGCGGTAAGTGCTCGGATACGAGCACCCGAGAGCCTTTCGCCGTCGCATCTGGACATGCTGAGCCGTGCGCCCGCCGAGCACCAGCAGGCGCTCGCCGATGCCGCCGAGAAACGCGGGTGGACAGCGCATGAGACTCGTCAGGCCGCGCAGGTGGTCAAGGACGAGCGGACTCCCCCAAAGCACCGTGAGGAAGTCCTCGCAGGCGAGAGCGATCCCTTCCCGCTCGATGAGCAGGGCGAGCCGACGGTCTCCAAGGACACGATCAAGCGGCGCGCCGCTGAAGCTAAGAACCATGGTCTGAGTGTCCCGCTTCACACGATGGTGAGCGCTGCCGCGACCATCGAACAACGTGTCGCTGAAGGCGAGCACTTTGAGGATCGGCTGACGGCGAAGGATCGGCAGCGACTCGACCGTGACTTGCAGCGAATCGAAGAGAGCCTGCCGCGCATCCGCGAGCTCCTGACCGGGACCGGCGTGCGTCCGTTCGCGATTCAAGGTGGCCGCGCGTGACCGAGAACGAATACATCGCCAACCACATTGCGGAGGCGTTGCGCAAGCGTAAGGGACGCGCGTTTACGAAGGCCGATGTGGTGGCCGAAGTCGAGACGCAGATCCATCACGCGAGCCTTGATATGCGCGGCCTGGTCCGCGAAAAGATCGCGACGCTCCTAGACCGCCCGCTCAAAGCCAAAGACGCCGGCGGCGTTCGGATCTACTGCAACTACGCCACGGGAAGCGAGCGGCGGTGGCAGGACACCGAATCCATGACCTTGTGGTCGCTGCGCTCGTTCATTCTCAAGCAGGAGTCGCGGCATGAGGAGTTCGGTGCATCCATCCAGCCGATGCGCGCCCTGCTCACCGAAATGGAACGAGTGGGCGCCGAGGTTGTCGGAGTTGTTTGGAAACCCGAGGAGCAGGCGGCGTGATTGCGGCGCTCGTGATCGTGGGTGGCTTGTGCGGCTTTATCGCGTTCGGTGTCCTGCTCCCTTACGGGCTAGCCCAAGCAGCACAGGAGGCTAGGGAGGACTGTGAGGACCGGTGCGCGAGGTTGTGTCTGGAAGAAGACGACCGGCACGCCTGCGCGAGCGAGTTTGAGGGTGTTGTCCCGGGGTTCCAGGTCGGGGTGGCACGGGACGCTGAAGGTTGGCTCGCTGGCCGGGAGAGGTCAAGCCGATGAGCGCCCGGATTATCCGGTTCCCTCGCCGCCCCGACCCTCGCCCTGACCTGGATGAGCGTCGTGCGGTGTCGATGTTGCGCCCTCGGAGCGGGAATGTGCGGGTTGAGCCGCGCGACTCGCCGGAAGTCCAGAAGGCCCAGGCGCAGGTTTGGGCGATGCACCTGATTGATAGCGCGTTCGAGGAGCAGCGATGAAGTGCCGCGGCTGCGACAGCGAGGCGGCTCCTCGCAAGGGACGGCGCGGGCGAAAGCCGGAATGGTGTTCGGAGCGCTGTCGCAAGCGCCAGTACGAGCAGCCGTGCATCGACTGCGGGAAACCCCATATGGGGCGCGCGAGCCACCCGGAGCAGCGCTACTGCCATGCGTGTGCTCAACGTCGCAGCGGCGAAGCCTCCGCTGAGCGAGCGCGCCCTCGACGTGAACTTGCCGAACGTCTGTGGGCCGAGGGCAGGACCTACCGGGAAATAGCGCCGCTCATCGGGATGCGCCTGCCGACGCTCAAGTCACAGCTCACGAACTGGCGGAACGAAGGCTACTCATTCCCTCACCGGCATCCCGGTCAGGCGGCCGCTGTCCGCCGCATGTTTGCAGAGGGCCGCGCACGGCCGTTCGGGAAGGTGCCCGCGTGAGGCTCAACGACCCGGACGGCGACCAGGAGTTCTGGGAGCGCTACGAACGCTGGGTGGGTTTGGAGGATCGGCGGATGGATGAACGCGACCGGTTTCTGGAGCATGACTACCGGACCAGGCTGGAACGAGAAAGGGAGGAGGGGGCCGCATGAGCCAGTTCACGATCACGAAGGTTCTCGGTAGCCGCGAGTGGAAACCGCCCGAAGGCGACAAGACGTTCGTGTTCTACGACATCCTTTTCGAGGGGGATCAGGGCAAAGCGGACGACCTGTCGAAGCCCGCGTCGTGGAAAACCCTGAAGGGCGAGCCGGCTCCGACTGATGGCCAGACGGTAGACGCGGAGATGGTCCACAAGGACGGCAAGGTCAAACTGGAGCCCGTCCGAAAGGGCGGCTGGGGCGGCAGAGGGGGCGGCGGTGGCAAGACCCCCCAGGAGCGTGCGGAGATCCGCCGTATGGCCGCTCAGAAGGCTGCTGTGGAGACGTTCCGTGCGTATGTGGAACTGGCTATCTCGGTGGGGAAGGCGGAGGAGTTCAAAGGGAAGCAGCCGCGTGAGATTTTGGACCCGCTGATCGCGTACTTCGATGAGGATGTTCGCAAGGCTGGGGAGGCGTCCTGATGCGCGAGTCGCCCGAGGAGCAGATGGAGCGGCTCGACAGGATCGAAGAGGCTTACATCGGCCAGAAACGTGTTCTGGAGGAGCGCTTGGGGTTGGAGGGTTCGCATTACTCGGTGGGCCGTTTGAGGCTACTTGAGGAATACGCGCGCGACGCAAGAACGGATGGCGTCGTGAGCTATATCCGGCCTGACGCGCCCCCGTTTCGTGAACCGGACGGTACGGCTTGCAATTTCAGCGCGGAGGATGAGGTGATCCCGTTTGACACGGTCAACTCGTCGGCTCTGATAGCGATGTGGGAGTGGCTGCTGGACGAAGCGGTCGATGTGGACTTGTTGACGTTGGGGCGCGCGTTGACGTACTACTTCGAGGTTCAGGCGAACCAATGAGTCTCGCGTCTCCCGCCGAGGTCCAGAACCGCCTTGAACAGGTCGATGCTGAACTCGGCCTCCGTCTGAACGCGCTGGAGAAAGCGGCGTTCGACTGGTACAGGGCGAAGCCGCAGCGCGACAAGCTTTGGGCGCAGACCTACATCGGTTTCAACGGGCCGGCGCATCTGCGGAAGGTCGCGGCTGACGGGAGGGTTGCGGAGGAGTTGGAGTGGGCTGAACTGGAGGGGTTGTATGAGGGGTTGAGGGCTGTTGTGCGTGGGTTGGAAACGAAAGCGTCGATCGGTCAGAGCATTCTCCGGGCGCAGTCGAGGGTGGGCGCGTGAAACAGACCCCGCTCGCACGCAAGACCCCTCTCGGCCGTAAACCCCGCGCTCGCGGGAACCGTGGCGAGCTGGAGGTCGTGAACATCCTGAAGGCGCACGGCTACCCGGCGTACAGGAACTTCGCGTCCGGGGGGTATGGCGGCTCGGATGTGATCGGTTTGCCGGGGTTCGCTGTCGAGGTGAAGATGGTCGAGGCGCTGAATATCTGGAAGGCGCTGGCGCAGTCTGAGGAGGCTGCGAGTGCGACGGAGACCCCGACGGTCGTGTTTCGGCGGAATCGTTCTCGGTGGTATGTGGCGCTCCCGTTCGAGGATTTCCTTGGGCTGGTCGAGGAGGCTCAATCATGACTCGTCGTCTGCTTCTCCTGAACCTGCTCGAACAGGCCGGCGACCGGGGCGTGACTACCGGCGAGCTGCTCAATGCTGGCGTTGGAAGCCGGTACTCGGCGCGTCTGATGGAGCTTCGCGAAGAAGGCTACGTCGAGGGGACGCGGGAGCGTGAGGGGTCTTGGAGGTATGTGCTGGCTGGTGTTGGGCGAGGGGCTGGTCCCGGCGTGTCCTCCAATGCGCCCTGTGATCCTCAGGCCAGTCTCTCGCCGAGCCCCGACCAGCTATTCACGCCGGCGCCGGCGTCTCACTACGACGAGGCGGCGTGAGCTATGACCACTACAGCCGCGTATGGGCAGCCATCTGGCTCGAGCCCTGGACCGAAGACATGCGGACCGTCGCGTTCTACCTGCTCACGGGACCGCACCGTCGCTCCGAGGGGATCTACCGGCTGCCGCTCGGGTACGCCGTCGAAGACCTCAAATGGACGACCCGCAGGTTCCGTTCGGCGTTCGACGGGCTCGTCGATATGGGGTTTGTCGAGTACGACGAGGACGCGAAACTCGTGCTGATCGTGAACGCCCTGAAACGCGAAGGGTTCAACGGTAAGCAGATCGAGGGGATCGTCAAAGCGTTGGCAGAGCTGCCGCCTTCGCCTCTCGTTGACCGTTTCACAGCTCTCGCTCGAAGCCTCAACGAAAGCCTTGCGAAAGCCTTGGCGGACGCTAACGGAAGTCTGGCGCATGCAACAACCAACAACTAACAAAGAACAACCAACAACCAAATTGAACGGACCGGACAGGACTGTTCAGTTGGAAGCACTGCTAGCTCGACACGGCGTTGACGGGCTCGACAACCTCATCGAGGGGTTGGGTGAGGGGTTCAACGTCGAGGCTTGCCTTGCGGCGGTGGGGAAGTTCGAACAGGGCGCTGAGCAGTCCCCGGGGCTGCTGGTTTATAAGGTCCGGGCTGCGGCGAAGGCTCCTCGGGTTGAGGATGCGCCGGCGCCGAAGATGGCTGTGACTCCTCGCCTGCTGCAGGCTGTCCGCGGGTCCTGTGGCAGCCCGAACGGGTTCACGAGGGACGAGGCCCGCGACATGTTCGCCGCTGCTGCGAAGGCCAGGGGCCGGTCGGTGGATGAGCTGGTGGATCTGGCGATGGGCGCTGAGTGGCAGGAGACGAAGCCGCACCCGGCGTACGACCTGGACAGGTCGCGTGAGGAGCGGGTGGTGGCGTATCACCGGTGGTTGAACCGTCCGGTGGTCGAACAGAAGCTCGCGGAGGTCGAGGTATGAGCAGGCCCAGGCTTCTCGATTTGTTCTGCGGCGCCGGCGGCTGCTCAGTGGGGTATCACCGCGCGGGCTTTGATGTGGTGGGTGTGGACATCGCTCCGCAGCCGAACTACCCGTTTGAGTTCTGGCAAGCCGACGCGCTCGAGGTTCTCGAGCGTACGGAGCGGTGGCTTGACGATGGCGCGCTCTGGCGCTTCGACGCGATCCATGCTTCGCCGCCTTGTCAGGCGCACAGCACGATCGCAAAGCAGCAGCGGCAACGCCGTCCCGGCGTTTATGAGCACCCCGAATTGGTCGGTCCGGTCCGCGAGCTTCTGAAGGCAACCGGCCTGCCGTACGTGATCGAGAATGTGATGGGGGCGCCTCTCGTTGACGCGATCCAGCTTTGCGGCTCGAGCTTCGGCCTCGACCTCCACCGGCATCGGTTGTTTGAGTGCTCGTTCCCAGCGATGGCTATGCCGTGCGCGCACTATTGGCAGACGCCACGGTTCCGGACGCTTGATAGCCGCAAACCGAATGCTCTGGCATCTGTCGTCGGCGTCCATGGACACCACAATTATGCGGGAGAGCGCGATCTGCGGGAGGCGGCGATGGGCATCGACTGGATGGACCCTCGCGAGCTGACCCAGGCGATCCCGCCGGCGTACACCGAGCACGTCGGCTCCTACCTGCTAGCCGAGGTCAACCGGAGCAGGGTCGCGGTATGAGCGCCCAGTCGTTGGAAGCTCTCGCGTATGGCGATGAGATCCGTCTGGCACGGTCGAGGGCGAAGAAGGCGATGCGCGCCCACGAACTCTCCCTGGAGGCTGCGCTCTCGTTGGATTGCTGTCAGGGGATGAGGATCTCCCAACTCCTCGAAGCGCAGTGGAATTGGGGGCCGGCGAGGACTCTCGGGCTGCTCGGGAAGCTCGGCATCAGTCCTTTGCGGCGTGTGGGGCAGCTCACTGAGCGGCAACTGCGCGTGATCGTGGAAGCGGCATGAGCGTCATCGAGCGTCCCGAGCAAGCGGTCGCGTGGGAGCTGCGGGGCGCGTGGGCCTCAGGCAAGATCCTCGTCTTCTCGCTTTCGGAGCGATGTGAGCCGCAGCGCGTCGAAGGGCGAGTCCGTCGAGTGTCGCCGACGGGGGCCTTCGTCGTCATCGAGGAGCGCACGACCGCAGGATTCGGCCGCCGCTGGCACGTGCCGACCGTCGATGTCCTCGCCACGCTCTCCCCGCACTACTCGATGGAGGCTGCCGCATGAGTGTCCCGCGTGGCAGCAACGTCGTAGTGTTCCCGACACCGGAGCCGTACTTGTCGAGGCTTGAGATTGCGAGGCTGATGGGCGTGTCCCCGAGAACGATTGACCGGTGGTGTAAGGAGGGTTTGCCCCATCAGACGTGGGGGTTGCGGACTAAGAAGCTGAGGTTTTCGGAGGTTGAGGAGTGGGCGCGGAAACGAGGCGCAGCATGAGCGAGTTGGAGCGGATCATCGAAGCCATTCGCGCGATGCCAGATGAAGGCGACGGGATGACTGTCGGGAAGATCGCGGACCGTGTTGGGACGGATACTGGGATGGTGGTCGCGGCGCTCGAAAGCATTGTCGAACGGGACGAACGGGACGAACGGGACGAGGCAACGTCGTGAGCGTCAAACGTCGAGGCGACTCCTGGGCCGTGAGCATCTACGACCCTGCGACCAAAGGCAAGCGGTGGGTCGGCACCTACCCGACGCAACGGGACGCGAAGCGCGCGGAGGCCGAGGCCACGTTGCATCAGCGTCAGGCCGGCGGCACCATCGCAGCCTATGAGAACCGTTGGCTGGGACTGCATCCGAGGAAGCGCAGCTCGACGATGATCCACTACCGGGACCGCCTCCGCCCGTTCGTCAAGGAGTTTGGGAAGCGTCAGCTGGGGTCGATCAGCAAGCTCGAGGCCCGCGAGTGGGCGCTCGAGCACCGGTCGGCGCACGGTCCTGTGCGGGCGATGTATGCGGACGCGATCCGGGACGGCCTGATCTCGGAGAACCCATTCTCGAACCTGCGACTACAGCAATCGAGGGGTCGTAGGGATCTGGATGTGATGAGCGAGGACGAGGTCCGCCACGCCATCCAAGTTGCGGGGGAGAAGTATGGCCCGAACTTCGCCGCCTACATCGCCACCGCCGCCTACTGTGGACTACGGCCCGGCGAGCTTTACGCGCTCACATGGGCTTGTGTGGATTTCGACGAGAACGAGCTCCACGTCAAGGCGTCCTACTCGTCTAAGAGCGGGGAGACGACGGCGCCGAAGAACGATCATCAACGCCGCCCGGTCCTGTTCCCCGAGGCTAGGGACATGCTCCTCCGTGTGCCGCGGAGCGATGGTCCGGTGTTCAGGACGATCACGGGGAAGCCGATGAGTGGGAGGGTCCAGCATTTCTATTGGGACCCGGTCAGGACCGCGATCGGTAGGCCACAGGAGAGCTTCTATTCTTTGCGCCATTACTGCGCATGGCGCTTGTTGAACGTCCTGGGCCACGAGGCCGAGGACGTTGCTTTCCAGCTCGGCCATACAGACGGAGGCGTTCTGATCCGTCGCCTGTACGGGCATCCGAGTGAGGAGTTGGCCCGCGAACGGCTCAAGGCTGGGCTCGGCCGGAAGGTTGTGCCGGTGGACTTTCGACGGAGAGCGGGTGGGGCATGAGCAACGAGTGGGAGGTTCGAGCGCGTCCCGGCGCTGATGTGTCGGAGGAGTCGCTTGAGACGGTCCGCAAGATCATCAACAACCCCGAGTTCGCTGAACGTGCCCGTCGGCTCGCCATCACCTCGATGCTCACCGGCATCCCCCCGGCGGAGCTGCTGGCTCGGGAGCATTTCCCCGACGATCCGGACTGGATCGGGAGCTACCTCGGAGCAAAGGACTGATATGTGGCTCTACCAAGCGACATGTAACCTATCGGGCCCACTGCCCCGCCCAACAGGCGTAAGGAGTCTGCACCGGACAACCCCTACTGCTGCGGCCTGTAAACACGGGCCGGGACGGACAGGAGCGGACACGGCTCTGGACGGATCGGTAGCGGTACAGGAGCATCGCGTCGCGCATCGGAAGCATCGGCATGGCTGATCGGCGCGTGGGAATCGAGCACTTCTTCCTGGCGGACGTAGACCCGCGCGATGACCGACTGCTCCGCGTGACACCGACCGGCGACGGAACGGTCGGGCTCACGATCGTTCAGCGCACCGAAGACGTGCCCGTGAAGGAAACCGAGCTTGGCTCGCTGATCGTCGATATCGAGCCGCTGTGGAATGGCCTGCGCGCGATGCTCGTCTCGGAGGGGTATCGCGTGGCTTCTGGGGGTGTGTCTGGTGTCTAGAGAAAGGAGCGCGATATGAGCGTGAGGCTGCACCTTCAATGCTCGGGCTGCGAGAACACGGCGACCGGGAAGCTGCACCGGGACTTCGAGACGATCTTCAACGGCTCCAACGCTTACGGCTTCGGCCGCTGGAATCTGCGCCCCGAGGTTCCAGACGGCTGGGTGCTGTTCGACCCGTATACCAACATCACCTATTGCCCGGTGTGCGCTGATGAGATTTGGGGCCCGTCTGTTAATCAGGATGCGCGGGTCGCTGGTGTCTAGAGAGAGGAAGGAACTGCGATGACGCAGCGCGACGGGAGCTACAGGGTGCGCATTGAGCGTCTGCCGAGCAGGTGGTGGCGCGCGGAGGTCAAGGGACCGCGCGGACTCTTGGAGGTGACGATCAGCGCGCGCACAGCGCTCGATGCGCTCGACTTCGCGAAGGCCCGAATCGAAGAGGAGGAGAGCCCACGATGACGCCTTCCGAGCAGCGCAGCGTGCGCGTGAAGGGCGGCCTCGTGCTCGTCCAGCCGTCAGACGCTCGGCCGCCCTGGGGACTCTCTCCCCGGGCGGCCCGCGAACTCGCGGGGGCGCTCATGGCCGCTGCTGCCGAGGCGTCGGGGGACGAGAGCGCTCCGGGCCAGCCCGAATCGCGCGTCCTCAGACCCCGATGCACTTGCCAAACGAACCCGAGGAGACACCTGTGAACAGCACGATGACTGACGAAGAAGCTCGCGTCCAAGCGATCGAGGTCGCTAAGGAGGCGCTGGCCTATGTTTCTGAGGCCGACACTCTCCCGGCGGCGCAAGCGACCGCGAGAGGCGCTCTGTACGCGATGGGTAAGACGCTCGGATGCCCGGAGGCTGTGCTCGCGGGCACCTGCGAGTGCGTTCAGGGTGAGTGCACTTGCCCGAGCGGCTCGACCGAGGGCGAGATCGCGGCGATTCAAGCACTTCCCGCCGATGCGCTTGTCCCGTCGGGCTTCTGCGCGCACTGCCGGCTGCCCATAGGGAAATCTGACTGCTATGCGATTCCCGGCATCATGTGCCAGATCCACAAGCGGTGCTACGAGGCCTTCCGCACCGCCCGCCAGTCCGTGCCTGTGCGGGAGGGCCTATGAAAGGCTGGCAAACTACATGGAGGAGCTGGACGATGTCTGACGAGGCTCTAGAGAAGGAGGAGAAAGTGCGCGGAGTTGTGGCGGCGATGACGGCGCTAGGCGAGGCGTACCGGGGGGACTGGCACGACTTCGACGGCCGCTGGCTTCGCAGCCAACTCGAAGAACTCGGCACGGTCTTCGAGAAGGCGTTACGCGGCGAGGACACGACGGGCGATGTAGCCGCCTTCTACGCGTTCAACGGCATCTGCTCTCAGTGCGGTAGCTGGACGGAACACTGCGACTGCGTGTCTTCTGGGGGTGTGTCTGGTGTCTAGAGAGAGGGAGGAAACCATCAGCGAAGCGTTCTCGGGCTCGCTCGCACGCGTACGGCAGGCCGTCAGCGACTTGGAGGATGCCGCGGGGCTGCCCGTCGAGAGCAACACGGGCTGGGGCGAAGCGATCATCGCCGCGGCTGAGGTGGAGTACGCCGCAGGAGAGCTGCGCCGCGCGGTGGATCAAAGGGCGCCGAGTCGTGTCTAGGGAGCCGGTACAGGCAACAGACAGGCGAGCGCCGAAGATCCTTGATCTCTTCTGCGGAGCTGGCGGGGCCGCGATGGGGTACTACCGGGCGGGCTTCCGGGTCGTGGGCGTAGACATCAAGCCTCAGCCGCACTACCCCTTTACGTTCTGGCAGGCCGACGCAACCCAGTTCCTCGACTGGGTCGAGCCGGAAGAGTACGCCGCGATCCATGCTTCGCCGCCGTGCCAGGGCTATACGTCGATGAACAACCGCTATGCGTCGAAATCGCCGCTGCTCATTCGGGATGTGCGTGCGGCCCTGAAGCGGATCGCCACTCCGTACGTGATCGAGAACGTTTCGGGCGCTCGAGCGCATATGGATCATCCGGTCCAGCTCTGCGGGAGGTCACTGGGGCTGGGCGTGGCTCGGCACCGTCTCTTTGAGTGCTCCTTCCCGTGTATGGCGATCCAGTGCGCGTGCCGCGGGGACGAGCTCCCGGTCTACGGAAAGCTCGACGGCCGGCGCCTCTGGACCCGTAAAGACGGTTCGGAGCTCCGGGCGGCTAAGACGCTCGAGGAAGCGCAGGCGGCGATGGGCATCGACTGGATGACCTGGGATGAGCTTCGGGAGGCAATCCCACCCGCAATGACGGAGCACATCGGAGGTTTCTTGATCCGTGAGGTTGAGCGTCGGTCGAGGCTGGTGGCGTGACCGTGGTACAGGCAAGAAAGGACAACGAGATGAGCGACAAGGCGCTTTGCCCCGTGGACCTCGAGGAGCCTGCCGAGGATCAATGGGAACGCGATGAGGAGCTGGCGTGCGAAGTGGCGTTGTCCTACGGCCGACGTTTCTACGCCCGCGAGCGTGCTGGCGGGGGCGATCTTGTACGCATGTACGGTCAGGGTCCCGTTCGGGGTGACTCCAATGCCCGCTGACGAACGCGAGTGGACGATCCACACGGACTGGGACGTAAGCGGTCCGGACCTGACGTACGCCGAGCAGGAGGATTGCGGCGTCGTCGTCGTCCCGAAGGCCCGTCTTGCTGAGGCCGAGGCCCGACGCGATCAAGCAGTCCAGCAGGCCAAAGAGTGGGGTAAGGCTGTTGAGTACGCCGACGCCCGCCTAGCCCGAACCAAGGAGTATCAGGAGCGGGCTATCGAGATGGCGGCGGACATGGAGTTGCGTGCGCACACTGCCGAGGCCCGCACCGAGAAGCTACGAGAGGCGCTGCAACGGATTGTCGAGATGGAGGCCGAGAACAACCGGGCCGCGGAGGAGGACGACAGTTGGGACAACGGCCCGGAATGGTTCCAGGGCCTCGCGGTCGCTCATGGAATGTGCGCCCGGGTTGCCCGTGCGGCTCTCGACGCTACCGGAGACGAGACGTGACGGCCTGAGAAACAGGAAACGGGCCGCGCTAACGACCCGTATTCCCGACATAGAGACGCTCTCCAACGCTCCACCCCGCAAGCTACGACCCCGACCGGACGGAGCAGACTGTGAGCGACCTGAACTTTCTAGAAGCTGATGTGTTGCGTCGTCTCGAGATGCTCGCGGAGGGCGGCACATCCACCCTGGACCCGAACCGTGTGCATCAGAGCTCCTCAGACTCCAAACCGCCAGCGGGCGTGGAAGCCGTTCTGGGCGAGTCTGTGAGCTTGTGGGTGTACCACCAGGGGAAACTCCTCGCGGCGGCTGAGAAGGCCACGCATGTGCGTCTGAGGGCTATCGCTGAGGCTGAACGTGACCTGGAGTTCAGCTTGAAGCGTCCGCCGGCGTATATCAGCCCCGACAGCGAGCAAAACTCGAAGGATCGGGACGAGGCGATCCTACGCCACACCGGCAGGAGGCCTGAGGAGGTCGCTGTGTGGGAGAACTGTTCCTGCAGCTACGTACGGAAGATCAGGAAGCGGGCGCACCGGGATCAGACTTGGGGCGGCAGCCTTGAGGGCTTCGAGACTGAGGCGGCTTGACAACCGTGCGCACATCCGGTAACAACCCAATAGCGTTGCTCTAGATGGCTACGGCATCCGAAGCCCGCAACGCACGCAAGCATCTCCGTAGGCACTCTCGCCGCATCCAAACTCTCATCGAACGCTCGATGAGCCAGGTGTGTGACGGTGATCTCCGGATGGTGGATCGTGAGACCGCCGAGCAACGACTCCTACTCCTGTTCCGTGAGCAGCAAGTGACGGCAGAGCAGCTCGAGCGCGTAGAGACAGCACTAGAGCGCTAGCCCGAAACACCGCAAATCAAGGGTTTCCGCCCTTACCGATCCTTCAGACCGTCCAGTCCGGACCCGTTAGGAGCCGATTATGGGCCCGCTTTCTGAGCGTAACCCTCCAGGACCATGGCACTGGACCGACACACGCTGCGAATCCTGCAACCACTGGTTCCCCGTAGCAGCCGAGCGGCCCCTCAAACACCCCATCTGCAGCGAATGCCAGGAAACCCTCGACGTCATAGTCGCCACCCGTACCAGCGCCCACCACCAGCACACCACAACCGGAGACACCTTCGGCGGACTAGGCACCAGCCAAGAACCCGCCACATGAGCGACCAAACAATCGGCGAACGCCTCGACGACTGGATATGGCACCGCAGGTACGGCCGCGCCTACCTGCTCTGGCATTACTGGCGCAGACCCGCCAAAGGCCTCGAACAATGGCGCGTAGGCAGAGCCAACACCAGACGCCGACAAGCCCTTACCGCCCACTGGCAGCACGCTAACGACGAGATGGTCTACCGCCTCAAGCAGCAGAACGCTAGAGACCACACCAACCACACCACAACACCCAACCAGCCCTAGCGCTCAACACACGGTCAACGGGCAGCTCGTGGCCTGTGTTTCTGAGCGTAGCTAGTGTGCGGGATTGGCTAAAACGCCTGCATATCACCGTGTTTGCTGACGTGTGTGCTGCTGAGCCACCCTCCTGACATGGCGGAACACCCCGCCGGTGTTGACCATCCAGGGCGGCCTGGGCCGGCCAGAAGCCGCGACAATGCGCAAGCGAAAACGTTGGCATTGGCATGGGGGTAGCGTTCGCAAACGGCGATGAGCGCTCCCATTTGAGTAGGACCCACTGGGATTTGCAGGTTCTCGCGGACTTACGTAAGTGTCCGTAGGTGGTGGTAGGGTTATGGCATGAGGCGTAAGGTGACTCTGAGCCTGGATGAGCGCTTCATCGAAGCGATGGATGGTGCGCGGGGGATGGTGCCGAGGAGCCGGTGGATCGAAACGCCGTGGAGTCCGATCACGGCTGCGGGTGTTGAGGCGCGGGGCGAGGAGGCTCATGCGATGATCCGGGCCGTCGAACGGGTGCGGAGTCCCAGGCCTGCTGAGGTTTTTGATCCGCCTCGCGAGATTTCGCGTCATCGCCCGACTTGCAAGTGCCCGGTCTGTAAGCCGGCGTAGGTTTTAGCTTCGGGGGTATGGCCCCGTTGAGCTCGCCGTGTGGCGGCTGAGGTCCCGTCCTTGGCGGGCGGTGCGCGGCAGGTTCGCCCTTCATTGTGGCCTGCCGCCTTTTCTTCTACCCGAACCTGGAGGTTGTGATGCTTGTGACGGTTCTTGTTGTGCTCGCGATCATTTGCTGCATCGTGTTTCTAGTGAGGCGTTAGGTGCGGCGGAATGATGGGCGTGGGGTGGGGGAGCCCGTGAGCCTCGTGTGGCTGCGGTCGCTGCCGGCCGTGGACCGGGTGCGGATGGAGGGGTCTTGGATGGTCCGCTTTTACGGGGTGTCTTGATGGCTGCTCTGGGCTCGAGCAGCACCAGGACGGCTGGGGCGCCTGCTCAGGCCAAACCTTCGCCTGCCCCGGTCCGTCAGCAGGCGGCGGCAAAAGTGACGCCGGCGTATTCGGCCCCTTCGCCGCGGGCTGAATCGCAGAACCGGTCTTTCGGCCCGAGGCCGGATCGCACGACCGCTAACTCGGGTCCGCAGCCGAAACCGCTCAGCCCGGAAACCTATGACCGTTTGGAAGGCATCAAACATGTGTGGGGTTCGGGTCAGGGCGCGGGCGGAAACAAGGTCAGGCTCCCTAACGGCGTGGAAGGGGCGGTTGGTCAACGGTCGCGCACCGTCTACAAACGTGTCGCGTCGGACAACAGGCCCGTATCGACCTGATGCCCCTCGTCAGCGAAGCCCAGCGGAAGTTCATGTGGGCTAAGCACCCGGAGATCGCGAAACGCTGGGAGGCGATGACCCCGAAAACGGACAGTCTTCCTCAGCGTTCGGCCGGCCAGGACCAGGAACACACCGAAGGCGACGACTACAAGCATCTGACGCCGAGCAGTTACGCGAGGTTCCCGGGGTCGCTGTCTGAGCGTCAAGCGACCGAAGAATCTGGTGTGCAGGCGGAACCGCAGTCGTTTGGAGCGAAGAGCACTCATAAGGGCCTTCGTGCCCGTGATGTCGCGGCAGCCCGCGTCAAGAAAGGCAGGTAGGTCCGATGGCGAAAGAAAACTGGACGGTGTTCTATGGGCAGCAGCGTGCTGGTTCTCAGAAACCCGTGACGGGCTGGGCGGAAAAAGCGATGAAGGTCGCGAAAATCGGTTCGGGCTCGACGCTCGAAAAAAACGAACCGGCGATCATGGCCGAACCCGGCAAAGTGGTCACGGCGGTCCCGCAGGAGTGCTATTTCGTGAGCGTGGTCGCGGAATCCGCTGAAGAAGCGTGCCTGGTGGTGGACAAGTTCTTGTCGCAGGGTGGTGCTAACGCGACTGCTGGTGGTGGCGGGCCGAGCATCAAAGGGCCGGCTGTGAACAGTGGTGGTAAAGCGTTCGCGGCGCTGTCGTCGAACCTCACGGAAGTCGGGGTGCTCTGATGGCGAAGACGAAGTGGTGGGCGCTCTGGGACATCCAGGCTGCCGGGGTCTACAACTCGGTCAAAGCCGGCACGAAATTCAAAAAAGGCGAAACGCTGCCGACCGAAGAAATCGCTGAAACGGGCGGGTTGTGGAAGGACGGCCCGGTGTACACGTGCAAGCTGGCTCAGGTCGAAGCGGAATCCGAAGAAGAAGCGATCATCGTCGCCGGCGAAGCGTACGGCTCCCGGGGTGGTGTGGGGGCGGTCCCGCACGCCGAAAAAGAACTCAAATTCTTCAAGGCGTAGCCGTGGCTGTCTACTTCGCCATCTTCAACCGTCAGCGTGCGCAGGCGCACTCCCCGGCGACGAACACCAAGGAAGAAGTCAAATTCGAAAACGTCAAGATCCTGCCTTCGCAGGGCACCGAACCGATAGGCAGGGGCGGACTGGAAGCCGCGAAAGTGGTGCGGCTTGAAGCGAACTCGATCGCGGAAGCGCAGATGGGCGTCCGCCATTTCTACGGCGGCACGGCGGACACTCCGGTGATCGTGACGGAAGCCCAGTTCAAAGAAGCCTGACCCGTGCTGAAGATCGACCCGGCAGCGATCGAGCGTCTGCCGCCCGGGGAGCAAGCAGAAGCCCGCTCGATCCTCGCCGCCTATGAGGAGACGCTCAAGGCAAACCCGCTCCTCGGCTACCAGCCGCACCCCAAGCAGCAGGAGTTCCACTCCTCCCACGAGCAGCTCAAGTGCTTCCTCGGCGGGAACAGATCCGGGAAGACAACCGCCGGTGTTCTGGACGATCTGATCCAGTCGGTGGACCGCGAGTGTCTCCCGGAGCACCTGGCGGCTTACAAGCGTTGGGAACCGCCGTTCTACTGCAGGATCATCGTCCCTGACTTCACGTCGACGCTCGAGGGCGTGATCTTCCAGAAGCTCCGGGAATGGGCCCCCAAGGACCAGTTGGCGGGCGGACGGTTCGATAAGGCGTACGACAAGACCCGGCGGAAACTGCAGTTCGCGAACGGTTCGATGATGGACTTCCTGACCTTCGAGCAGGACCTGGACAAGTTCGGGGGCACGGCGCTCCACAGGGTTCATTACGACGAGCAGCCCCCGGGAGCTATTCGTAGGGAGTCGATGATGCGCCTGATCGACTACGGCGGCGACGAGCTCTTCACCCTCACCCCCCTCACGGGGATGAGCACTTGGATGTTCGACGAGATCTGGGAAGCCCACCAGAAGGGCATCCTGACGGACTCCACGATCATCGTCGTGGACATGGACGACAACCCTTACCTGGACAAGAAGACCAAGGCCAGGGCGCTCGCAGGGCTGTCGAAGGAGGAACGCGAAGCCCGCAAATCCGGGCGTTTCGTGTCGTTCGCGGGGATGATCTACGACGACTTCAAGCGCCACCTTCACGTCATCCCAGAGATCTCAGAGGTTCCGCAAGCAGCGAAGGTCTATGTCGGGATCGACCCGGGCGTACGGCACATGGCCGGGGTCGTGTGGACGTACCTGACGCCCGAGGACACGATGGTCGTGTTCGACGAACTAGCGCTCCAGGGAGCGACCGTGAAGCAGGTTTGCGAAGCGATCAAGCTGACGAACCTGAAGTGGGGCAAACGCGGCGAGAAGGGCGCCACCGTGCCGCTCCCGGCCCACTGGTACGTCATCGACCCCGCCGCCAGGAACGTTTCGCATCAGACGGGCCGTTCGGACCAGATGGAGTACTTGGATCACGGGTTCGCGACGATCCTCGGCCAGAACGCCGTCCCCGCCGGGATCAGCCGTGTGAGGGAGCGTTTGCAGGCCAACCGGCTGCTCGTGACCGCGAACTGCCAGACCCTGATCGACGAGTTCCGCCGCTACCGCTGGCAGACCGCGACACGCTCCGAGGCCGAACCGAAGGAAGCGCCCGTGAAGGCCGACGACCATCTCCTCGACGCTCTCCGGTACGTCGTGATGTCCCGGCCTTACGCGAACCCTGAGACGCAGGAAGAAGACGCTCTGTCGCCGATCGAGAAACGGTTCCGTGAAGACGTGGCCGGCAAGACCTACCACCAGAAACCCGCATCCAACTGGCTCTACGCATGAAAGGCCCCAATGGGAACCGTCCGTCTCGCTAACGAGATCCGTGAAACCTCGATGCCCGTCTACTGCTCGGCGTGCTTCAACCAGGCGAACATCCGCCACGTCGATTTCGACGCCGCATGCGATCGCGGCTACGCGAACGCGGAGGCAGTCGAAGTCTCCATGGACGAGCTCGTGCTGTGCGAGAACTGCGTCAAGAACGGCGCGGCGATCCTCGGGATCGAGGACTCCAAGCAGCTCAAAACAGAACTCGACGACGCCGAAATGGCCCTGAAGCGCGAGCGCAAGGAACGCGAGCAGGCGCAACGGTACGCCTCGACGCTCGAGGACGCGGTCCACCAGAAGGGCGTCAAGCTCGACCATCGCCAGAAGCCGCGTCAGCTTAGGGAGGTTCAGGATGCCTGAATCGGGCTCCAGTTTGTTGACCCTCGCTCCCGTCAAAGTGACGACAGCGGGAACCGCTGTCCAGATCAAAACGTCTGGGACGAATTTTTCCGCGAAGACGGTGATCTTGCAAGCACTGTCCACCAACACGGAAGCTGTCGTCGTCGGCGATAAGGAAGTGAAGGCGAAAGCTGGGACGCAGGAAACACCGGAACAGCGCGGGGTCGAACTCCTACCAAAAGCTACGTTGGCTATAGATGTATGTGACAGTACCCAACTCTGGGTGGATGCACGAACATCCAAAGATGGTGTGGCTGTCTTGGTGCTTCTGGTATGAGTCGTATTCGCTCGGGTGGAGTGTTTTCGCCTTATGGTGCTACCTGCACGCTACCGGGCGTTTCCAGCCGACATGCGAATATTGAAGTTTTCACGCCTACGTCGCCTTTTTCGAGTCCTACCAGTATTTTTACGGAGGACGCGACTGCACTGGCGCGTGCGTCTGAAGCTGAAGTTACTGCGAACCACTACTCGGAAAAGCTCGCGAACCAACTGTTCTACGGCAACAAAACGGAAAAAGGCAAATTCTTCGGTTACGGCGAATACGGCTACGCCGGGGTCAAACAAGGCAACGCGGTCGAACTGACGTTCAAGGAAGCGACCGTACCGCTTTACATCGTGTCGGCTAGCACGCCGCGCGTGAAGGTGTGGCTAGTCAAAGAAGAAGGCGCTGAAGAAACCCTCGACGAAACCGAAGCTCACATTGCACTCCGGGCGGGGCTTACGAGTGTGCCGCTCCCGGCCCCGGCGGAAGTTCTCGGCGGCTCCCTGCCGAGCGCGGGCAGCGACGCGATCTGCGCAGTCTGGTGCCCCGCAACAGACGAGTTCTGGGAATTCCGGCGTCTCAAAACGTTCGCGGCCGGGGAACACAAAGGCGAATGGAAGTGCCCGATCGGCGGCTACGCGCACCCGGCGTCCACCGCAAACGGGGTCTTCCCTACGGGTGTTGGCTTGTCGATGGGCAACAGCGCATCCGGCCTCATGCGGACCGGCGGGATGATCACGATCGCGGACCTGATCCGCGTCCTCCGCGGCGGCAAGATCGGCCATGCTCTCGCCGTCACCGCCCCCGTCACCAAGTCTCCCGCCAACAGCGCGTTCCTCGCGCCCGCGACCAGGAACGACACGCGCGAAAACACGACCGTCTTCCTCGAAGACGGCTCGACTGCGAACCCGTCAAAAGGGACCGTAGACGCTGTCCCCGAGGGCCTGTGGTGCGCGTTCCCTGCGGCCAGCAAAGCGAGCGAATTCGGGATCACGAAACCCGTCGCCGCCGCGATCTACGAAGCGATCCGCGAACACGGACTGTTCGTTCGTGACTCCGGCCCGAACTGCTCGTTCAACCTGGAGGACGCCCGCGCCCTACCAGTCGGTCACCCTCACATCAACCCGTTCGCCGGAGCCACGAGTGTCGGGAACACGGCGACGCAGATCAACGAATACGTGAACACGCCGCTCGAAGCGCTCGTCGGCTCGGTGTGGAAAGACGCGACGCTCCCCGCGCTCGAAGAGGACTTCCACGCGGAAAACGCGGGGTACCTGTTCGCGAAAATGCCGTGGCGCACCCTTGAACAACTCAAACCGAGGAGTAGCTAGTGACCATTATCGCCGGGCTACTCATCGCCGCCCTGATCTTCCAAGCGGTCTCGCATCGCAGGCAGCTCGAGACCCAGGCAAGGTTCGCTGAGAAGGAGCGCAGAAGCCTCCTTGAACGGATACAGCACCCGGAGCTCCGCCAGCTGGACATCCCGGAGGGTTATGAGCCGCCGGAGATCCCGGCTGACGCGGCGGAGCTAGCGTTTGTCGGTCAGGAAGTCCCCGAGTTCATCCACGTCGGAACCAAGGAGCCTTAGATGCCCTCGATCGGGCTTGACACGAAGCACTGGACGCGGTTCTCGCCGCAAGGCAAGACCCAGGTCGTGAAGTGCCTCGGCTTCGCGTGCTACTACTCCGCGGAAGCGGAACCGCCCGAAATCTCCTCGACCGGAACCGGCGGCACCGAACTCGCCGCGAACGCGACCCTGACCGTCGAACGCCCGCTGTGGTTCCGCGGGAAGGAACCCTCGACCACGGAAGCGCCCTACCAGCCTTCGACGCTCGAAGTGCGCGTCCCCTCGGCGGAAACGACCGGGACGGGCCAGATCGAAAACGAAGCGGTCACCGAAGCGAAGCTCGCCGCGAAAGCCGTGACCCCCGCGAAGGCTCTGGCTGCGACGACACCCACACCGTCGGGCACAGAATCGCTGACAGCGGAACTGGGGACCGCGGGCGTGACCCGTACTGTCGTCGCCGCGTACAACGCGAAACACGAAGCGTCCGCGAAAGTCAAAATCAAACACGGCCTGAACACCGAAGCGGTCGTCGTCTTCGCGTACACGGTGTCCTCCAAAAAACCCTCCGAACGTCTCGCTGACAGCGCGAGCACGGCCGGAGCGATCGCGAAAATCAAAATCGAATCCGCTGAAGAAATCCTCGTGACGCTCGCTACGGGGGAACCCGCAGCGAAAGAAGAATTCTTCTACGTCGTGATGGGCTGACGCTCCAGTTCTTCGATGGTCGGAAGCCGGTCGTGCTTTCGCATATTGCAGCCCGGATGCGCTGGCTGGGCGTTGCGGTAGGCATGTAGGCCTCCGCGCGATAGCGGCATCACATGGTCAACGTGGAAGGCATCGGTGATCGTTTCGCCGCAGATTCCGCAGAGTCCTTGGTGCATCTCAAGTAATTGGATCGGATCGACATCCTCAACGAACTGATCTAGCTTGCGAGCGATTCTCGTCAGTTGTGTTCGAGCGCGTTTAGCCAGAGTCGTAGGGCGTTTTTGGCGCTCACGGATGGTCTCGCGTTCGCGTTCGTAGTAGGCATTTACGTAGGCGACGATCCGATCTTTCTCGCGCCGGTAGCGCGCAGCGCCAACATCGGAGACTCGCGTGCGATGGCGCTCCTTATAAGTCGCGAGGTACTCGGAGTTCGCAGCCCTACAGGGCTCACAGCGGCACTTCGCCTTCACGTAACACGATCTGGTGCCGTGGCGCAGCATGGCGCAAATTCTAATGCAAAGGAACCATGACGTACTACCCCGATCGCTCCGTTGCGGACCTAGATAAGTTGGCCATGATGGCCAAGGCTCCGAGGACGCGCTTGGAGCCTACGTGGTCCCTAAATTTGGCTTTTTATCAGGGTTACCAGTGGTTGTTCTGGAACCAGGGCCGTCTTGACAAACCTCGTCTCGACCCGCACCGGGTAACGATCACCGACAACCGCATCATCGGCGTGGTCCGCAACGAGATCGCGAAGATGACGAAGCAGAAGCCGGCGTTCCAGGTCATCCCCACGACAGCATCGGACGGGGACACGCAGGCCGCGAGGACGGGGGAGAAGATCCTCGACTACCTGTGGCGGCACCTGAACCTGCGGACACAGCTCGAAGACGTGCTGCTCTGGTCCAGGATCACGGGGGCGGGGTTGTGGAAGGTGTGCTGGGACCCGTCTCTCGGCGAGAAGGTCTCGATCATCACCGACGGGGACGGTCAGCCCGTGATGCACGCGGAAACGGGCGCTCCGATGCGCCCCCACGAACTGCAGACCGAGCAGGGTCTCCCCGAAGGCCTGAAGGCCAAGACGATCGCTACGGGCGACGTGCATGTCGAAACGATCAGCCCGTGGGAAATCCTCCCCGACCCGGTGGCGCAGCGCTTCTCGGAATGCGAATGGGTGATCCACGAGTGCGTGAAGTCCCCGGAGTACGTCTCCCAGCACTTCGGCGTGGAACTGGACCCGGACACCGACGTCGTGCCGGGGGCCTTGGAAGCGCGTATGTTCCCTTCGCTTGAAACGGGCGGCTCGAGCGGCTACCGCGGCGTGAAGCTCCGCGAGTACTGGTGCAAGCCGAACACGGAGCATCCTGACGGGCACCGGGCGGTGTGGGCGAAAGGCAAGATCCTCACCGAAGGCCCGAACCCCTATAAGGAGCATCTGCCGTTCGTGATGTTCCGCGGCATCCCGATGCCCGGACGGCTGTGGCCGACAAGCATCGTGGAGCAGCTCCGGGGTCCGCAGACGGAGCTCAACAAGATCCGCAGCCAGATCGTGGAGAGTGCGCAGCGTCTCGGTAACCCGGCGCTGATGACCTCCAAGCAGGCGAACGTGCAGTACTCGGGGACTCCGGGGGAGCGCATCGACTTTGATGACACGGTCCCGAACGCGAAGCCCGAATATTTGGTGCCGCCGCCGATGCCGCAGTACGTCCTGAACCAGCAGGACCGCATCGAAGCGTCGATGCAGGAGATCTCAGGCCAGCACGAGGTCTCCAATGCTCAGGTTCCCGCCGGGGTGAAGGCCGCTTCGGCGATCAATCTGCTGCAGGAAGCCGACGACACGCGCCTAGGGCCCGCGATCTATGACATGGAGGAAACGATCGGGTACGCCGGGACGATGTTGCTGAAGCTCGTGGCGTCCTATTACACCGAGGAACGGACGATCCTGATCGCCGGCGAAGACCACGCCCTCGACGCGACGGTATTCAAGGGTGCCGCCCTGAAAGGCAACACGCATGTCGAAGTGCAGGCCGGGTCGGCGTTCCCGAAATCCAAGGCCGCGAGGCAGGCCGCGATCCAGGACATGCTCTCCCTGTACTTCCAGTATCAGGGCCAGCACGAAATGAACAAACGCCAGCTCGGCAAGGTGCTCCGCGATCTCGAAGCCGGGGGGCTGGAGAAACTGTTTGGGGACTTGTCGGTGGACGAGTCGCAGATCAACCGGGAGAACCAGCAGCTTTCCCAGGGTCAGCCGCTGCAGATCAACAGCTTCGATAACCAGGAAGCGCACATCGAAGGCCACACCGAATTCCAGAAGGGCGCGACGTACAGCCTGCTTCCGCCGCCGGTGAAAGTGATCGTCGAACGTCATGTCGCGGAACACCGTGAACAGCACATGCGCGAAATGGGGCCTCCGAAGCCAGAGACGGTGCCTTCGGAGACCCTCGCCTACAAGGACACGCCGCCCGACATCAAGCGCCAGATCGAGGCACAGGCGGGCTTGCAGCCCTCGCATGAATCGCAGTTGGAACGTCAAGAATCCAAACCGCAAGGAGCCTCCGCTAATGGCCGCTAACGTCCCGATGCTCGACCATGGCCGTGACGGTCAGACGAACTCTGGTCCCGCGGGTCCCGAGGCGATCCAGGTCACGATCCGCCACATCGCCGCCTCCAAAGCGGTCCCCTCCGACGGCAACAAGGAGTCGGTCGCTCCTGCTCCTCGCCCGCCCGCGAACACGACCAAGAAGCCTCCTGCGCCCGCGAAACGCTCCACCAGCAAGAACCCGCTGAAGAAGGAGCCCCAATCCGGCTACGCGCAGGAATCCATGGACTCATGGTCGCGTGCCGCGAACGACGCGCGGAAGATGCACAGGGGCGAATAGATGGAGCTCTACGTTCGCGGCGAAGACAGCAAGGTTTCCGCCGCACGCCGCCTGATCTCCGCGATCGACAATTGCGAGCAGGCGTGGAAGAACGACCGTGCGTACAAGGACATCCTGTTCAACCTCGACAAGATCGAGCAGGAACTGGACCTTATGACCGCCTCAGCGGGCCAGAGAGCGGCGCGTAGAGCCTCATCGCCCAACATCGCAGGCCAAGACCCCGACGACCGTTCAGAGGCCCCCAGCGAAGTCCAATGACCACGACCTATGAAGCGATCGCGGGCAACTCCCATGAAGCCACGAAAGGCCTCACGAACCGTTTCGCGGGCGAAAAGGAAACGACCGGTGCGCTCATCGAAGCGTCGGGGACGCTCAAGTCGCCGGCGGCGGGCAAGCAGCTCATCCTGTACTGGATCTGGCTGTACTCGAGCCAGGAAAACGCGGGCGAGGTCTCGGCGGTCGTGACCTTGGGCGCCAAAGAAGTCTACGTGACCTATCTCGGTAACCCGGGGGCGTTCGCGCACTGGGAGCCCGTCGAAGGCGAAGTCAACGACAAACTGGGCATCACGCTCTCGGGGACGCAGAAAATCGCCGTGTCCTTCACCTACTCCGAAAGGACCCCGTAATGCCCGCGAGCCTGTACTTGGAGGAAGCGTTCGAGAAATACGCGCTGCTGAAAGTCACGCCGACAGCGATCACGAAATGCTACCTGGGGTTCTCTACCGAAGCCCCCTTGAAAAAATGGTCGGGGACCGAATTCGAAGCGAAAGAACCCACGTCGGGCAACGGCTGGGCGCGGATCGAATCCTCCGGCGCGGAAAAACCGGGCTGGGAAGTCGCGACCAAAGCGGAAGGCGCGACGGGGTTCACGATCTTCAAGAACAAAAACGAAATCAAAACCGGGGCGGAAGCGTTCGAATTCAAAAAACTGTCGGGCGGCGAATACAAACTCGAATACTGGGGCTTCTTCGACGCGCTCACGGCGGGGAACATGCTGCTGTTCGGGAAACTCGGGACGGCGCTCACGATCAACGCGGCGTCCGAACTGAAAGCTGCCCCTAAAGAATTGGTGCTTGAATGCGAATGATGTAGCCTTCGTGGCTCCGACGAAGGGGGGAGGCCATGAGGAAGCTTGGGGGCATCATCGCGGTGCTGGTCGTGCTGTGCGGAGCGCAGGCGGCGGATGCTCGGAGGGCGGCTGCGGAACCTGTCGCGAGGGAACTGGTCCGGTCTGGTCCGGCTTCGACAGCGAGGGATTTCT